TGAGCAAAGGTTTGCCCCAGCATCAGCAGTTGGGTATATTAGAATATTCTAATATTCGAGCGGTGGTATATTAGCATATTATAATATTAGGGCACCCCACCCCCTTTTTTTATAAAAATAAATTCGAATATCCTCCCCACTCACCATCGGGGAATTTTAAGGAGAAAAAGTTATGCCAATCGGCCCAAGTGGAGAAAGACTACCCTATCCGGGGGAAAACGGATCACGTGTAGACCAAGCAATGGCTATGTCAGGACGACCTAGAGGAGGCCCGCCTGTAGGTAATCCTATGGGGGCTAATCCTGAAGTTCTTACACAGAGGCTTATGGAAATAGCCAAAGAAGCTGAAATGATCATAGGACAACTAGAGGCTATGGGAGTCAATCCAGAGCAACTATTGGCTGGTGGTGGACAAAACGCTGTACCCGCTGCCCCTACACCTCCAATGCCTCAAATGCCCGCAGGGGTCAATACAGGCGGTCTGGGAGGGAATATATCACCGGGACTACTTGCATAATGACTAATAAACTAACAGAAGCACAAAAGCGGGCACTTGAAAGAGAGTTAAAGCTGGCATTTGAAAGAGCCGCCGGGAGAATGACCGGACAATCGTTGAGAAAGACATTTAGGTCTAAGGGGTACAGTGGTAAAACTACGGGCAGCTCTCAATCAGCGCAACATAAAAACCGAATGAGAAGACTTAAAAAATGAGAACAGAGAAGCAGGTAGCTTTCATAGAGAGTTACTGTCAAACTGGGAACGCTACCAAGGCAGCTATACAGGCTGGCTACTCTGAGGCTACGGCCAAACAACAGGGCCATACCTTAAAGAACAGGTTCTCCAAAGAGATTGAGCAGAAGATCAAGAAGATGGTTCAGGATGCTGTACCCGCCGCAATGAGCCAGATCAGTGCATTAGCCCAGACTGCGACCAGCGAACAGGTGAGGTTGGCTGCGTCTAAAGACATCTTGGACAGGGCAGGTCTGAAACCTACTGACAAGATAGAACAGAAGATTTCCCATGACGAGAAGTCTACTGATGAATTGAGGAGAGAACTTGAATCCTTAACTGGAACGACAGAGCCTGAACTTATACCAAGACTGGTGAACTGATGACCGAGATTGATAAAAGGAGGAAATTGCCGGGAGGTCAGCATCTATGGCAAGGATACCTACCGGGTAGGCAGTCTGTGGGAGAAGCTGTAAGAGATTATCCATATAAGTCTTTTCAGAAGTTAATTTCTGAAGGAAATGGTCTGATAAATTCTTCTCCAGTAGAAGCTCCATCACCAGTCAAGAAAATGACTGAGGAAGAAAGGGAAAGAATCTGGTGGACGTACAAAGGAAAATTGGGATTGTCAGGTGATGACTGGGTAGAACACATGGAGTATTCAATCTCCCTGAATCTCCCCTACGATGCCTCTCCAGGGGAGAGGAGAAGGGTATCCAAATTAAAGACAGAAGACTTGATCCGAAGGATGGAGAGGAAAGATAGGAATCCAGAGAAGGTGCAAGAGTGGTTGGGAACTGAAACCTATGATTATTATCCCCCAGAAACAGTGAGTAGAAAAGCAAGATTCCCAAAGGAATTATCTACTCTTGATAAGTTAATGCTATCCACAAGGGGCATAGGACACAACATAGTACAGGGTCTGGATAACAGAATTAATATGGATAAACTAAGGAAAAGACAATTCCCTAACTGGTACGATACAAGGGGATTACTAGACGCAATCTGGGATTGATATGCCAATACAACGATGCTCCCTAAAGGGAGGGAAGAAAGGATGGAAATGGGGAAAATCTGGAAAATGCTATGCAACTAGAAAGAGTGCAGAGAGGCAAGCAGCAGCGATTCATGCCTCACGGAGAACTAGAACAAGCAGTCGAAATCGCTAGGGAAATACGGCAAAGGGAACGATACAACAGGATTGACTATTATGATCCGTACCCCTATCAACTAGCGTTTCACTCTACTGGTTCGGATGCTAACCAGAGGCTTTTAATGGCTGCAAACCGCATAGGAAAGTCCTATTGCGGAAGCATGGAAATGTCCTACCACCTCACAGGATTGTATCCAACATGGTGGAAAGGAAGAAGGTTTAATCAACCCATTGTAGGATGGGCTGGTGGAGTCTCTAACGAGACTACCAGAGATATTGTACAGTTTGAATTATTGGGTTCCCCCGACGATCCAGAGGCTTTCGGGTCAGGTACTATACCCAGAAAATATATAATAAAGACCGAAAGAAAGCCCGGTGTTCCCAACGCCAAGAGCGTGGCCCTAGTTAGACACGTTAGTGGGGGGAACTCCTCTTTATTCTTCAAGGCTTACGAGATGGGAGTCGAGAAATGGCAGGGCCGTTCAGTGGATTGTATATGGTTGGACGAGGAACCATCAAGAGAACTTTATAGTCAAGCAGTCACTCGAACATTAGACCGTAAGGGTATGGTTTATATGACCTTCACCCCAGAGGCGGGGATGACGGAGACTGTGGCATCCTTTATGAACAGCCTAAAATCAGGGCAGTCATTAAATAACGCCACATGGGATGATGCCTCAGAGAAGATCATGTCCATGAGTGGAAAGAGAGGACATCTCAATGAAGCTGTAATGGAGCAGATTCTATCCTCATATTCACCTCACGAAAGGGAAATGAGGAGATACGGAAGACCTTCTATTGGTTCAGGATTGGTGTTTCCTCTCAGTGAGGACAAGGTATTGGTTGATCCTCTACATATTGAGGATCATTGGCCCCGAATTGCGGCGATAGACTTCGGATGGGATCACCCTACAGCCGTAGTATGGTGTGCTTTAGATAGAGATGAGGAAATTTTCTATGTATATGACTGTTACAGGGCTTCTAAAGCCTCTCCAACAGTCCATGCAGAGATAATACGCTCCAGACCCCATTTTATCCCGATTGCGTACCCCCATGACGGGAATAGACGCGATTCTATGGGAAATCCCGGCCTAGCAGACCAATATAGGAACATGGGGTGTAACTTTCTCCTAGAACACTTCACAAATCCCCCTGCTTTGGGTGTAAATAAAGGCTCAAACTCCATAGAAGAGGGTTTAATGGCTATGTTACAGTCCATAGAGGGTGGTAAATTTAAGGTATTTTCGACACTTTCTGACTGGTTTGAAGAGTTCAGAATGTACCATAGAAAGGACAATAAGGTGGTTCCTCTACGAGATGATCTCATGTCAGCTACAAGGTACGCCTTTCAATCACAACGCTTTGCCGTAGCTGGCGAAGACCCATCTTGGACAAATGATGTGGAATACAAGAACTACGGAATTATTTAATGGCAAAGATTACTGAAGAAGAATTAGTATCCAGAATAAAGAGCGAGATCACTGACGCTCTTGGTTATGGTGATACTATCTCAGAGCAGCGTGAAAAGGCTATGGAATATTATTATGGTGAGCCTTTTGGTAATGAGGTCGAAGGCCGTAGTCAATTTGTAGATTCCACCGTACAGGACACTGTTGAATGGATTAAACCCTCTCTTATGAGGGTGTTCGCCTCTGGTGATGAGATGGTTAAGTTCAACCCTCATGGCCCGGAAGACGTTAAGATGGCGGAACAAGCCACGGACTATGTGAACTATGTATTCACAAAGGATAATCCGGGCTGGGAAATTCTTTATTCATGGTTTACTGATGCTCTTTTATTCAAGAATGGAATAGTTAAGGTATGGTGGGATGAGACAGACGAATCCCAGAGAGAGGAATACAAGAATCTCACCGAAGATGAGCTTGCCGTACTGATAAACGACCCCGGAGTGGAAGTTATAGAACATTCACCACCCGGAGAGGATTCAGGAGGTGCTTACGGTGATATGTCCACTGAAGGACATCACGTTGTAATTACAAGAACCAATTACAACGGAAGGATCAAGATTGAGAATGTTCCACCTTCAGAATTCCTGATTAGCAGGGAAGCCAAGAGTATTCCAAATGCTAGGTTTGTCTGTCATAGGGTACAGAAAACCTTGTCAGAATTAAGGGAGATGTACCCAGACGAAGACCTAGAATCAGAAGAACTGGGTAGTGGTGAGGAAGATGCAAACTCCCTTACGGGAGAAAGGTTAGCAAGGTTTACATTTGATGACAGTGATAACTTTGGTCTTGGTTACTCTGAAACAGAAGATGCCCTAAAAACGTATTGGCTGCACGAGTCTTTCCTTCAGACAGATTTCGATGGAGATGGCCTTACTGAATTAAGAAAGGTCTGTACTGTAGGCAATAAGGTTCTACAGAATGATGAGATAGATTCCATTCCGTTTGTTTCTATCACCCCTGTTAAGATTCCGCATAAATTCTTTGGCTTGTCCATAGCCGATTTAGTAATGGACTTACAGTTGATGAAGTCCACACTGATGCGAAATCTCATGGACAATATGTACAACATGAATTTCGGTAGGTATGCTGTGCTTGAGGGTCAGGCCAACCTAGATGACCTGTTGACACAAAGACCGGGCGGTGTAGTCAGGGTTAAATCACCCAACGCTATTACACCTCTCACAACTCCCCCACTGGAACCTTATTCCTTCCAGATGCTTGAATATCTGGACGGGGTAAGGGAATCCAGAGCAGGAGTCTCAAAGATGTCTCAAGGACTGAATGAAAATGCCTTGACATCCCATACCACCGCGACAGCCGTAAATGCCGTGATGGGTGCAGCACAGAGTCGCATGGAGCTTATCGCCCGTAACTTTGCAGAGACTGGCGTAAAGGACTTGATGATTACGATTTATGAACTACTCCATAAGAACCAAGATAAACAGAGAGTGGTTATGCTCCGCAATGAATGGATTCCGGTACGTCCTGATGTATGGAATGATAAGTATGATTGTACTGTCTCTGTGGCTCTAGGACAGGGGAATAAAGATCAACAGATGATGCACCTTTCACAAATGATCCAGTTTGCAGCGCAATCAATGCAAGGCGGTTTGAAGATTGTAAATGAACAGAATATGTACAATCTTGGTTCTGCTCTTGTAAAGGCGATGGGATTCCAGAATGTGAATGATTATCTAACTGATCCAAGCCAAGTTCCAGAACAGGGGCCATCCCCACAACAGCAAATGGATCAGATGGAAATGCAGATAAAGCATAAGGAACTTGAAATCAAGGCTGCCGATGTTCAGATCAAAGCCCAGAAGGTACAACAGGATGCACAAGAGGCTGCTGTTGATGCCCAGTTAAAAGTGGCTGAACTGAACCTTGAGCGTGAACAGAAACGAGCCGTAGCAATAGGAGCAATGTAAAGTATTAATGTCTGACTTACAGAGAGAGGAGAAGGCTCAAAATCTCCTCAACAACGAGTTGTTCAATGAAGCCTTTGAAGTATTAAGAAAAGATTTAATGGATCGCTGGTCAGTCAGCGGT